CACGTTACAAGTGTATCGTTTTTGCGTGGCAGGGCCGGGAATGTTGACGAGTTCATCGCAGATGTCCGCAGCGTCAGCGACCAGCACCCAGTCGATGCGGTCGGTATCCTCGCCCAATCCAAGCCGTGTGGAAATCAAATAGTCGGCAAGGCAGAGGGCAGGGTTGGAGGAATAGGTAAACGTGGACGGATCATCGAGCCGCTGCGAGCCAACGCCCCCTGCCTGCGTCGAATCCAATCGAGGATCGTATACGCGCTTGCCGTCGACCAGTACGGTGACATCGGGCTTGCCGGTTTTATACACCGTCTCATCGAATTGATACGTCAACGCAAGATAGCCAACCTCGCGCCCTCGATGGTTTGATGTCCACTCATTAAACGCGATATTCAGTTTGTAGTCGGCGGTCTGATCATTAGTACCGCGATACGCACGCACCCATGCCTTGTTGCTCCATTCGCCGCTGGTAACTTTGCCATCGTCTTCTGATCCAGTGATCGCAGTGATGGTGCCTAAAGCAACTCGATTAAAATAGATTTGGCCAATGCTGTTGAGTTCGTGGCCCGATAGCGAAAGCACTTGATGTAGATATTCATTGTTGGTGCCAGAGGTCAACGGCGGGATCACGTTCATTCCGCTGACCAGCATTTCACCGTAGATGATTCGTCGCGGTTCTACCGTGCCCGAATACTCAACATCGTTTTTTTGCGGCGGGATGCTTGGAATATCAATGAGCGACTGCGTGATTTTCTTCATCGCATACGCGCTGCCGTAAATTACAGCAGCAGTCACCGCTGTTGCTGCGACATAAGAAATCGCAGCTGTACTAGCGCCATAGCGTGCGAAAGCGAACAATACGTAATTAAAAACAGATGCAACAGCATTAGGCATTACCAGACTCCTATAACTGAAGTTTTCGGTAATGTTACTGGGCCATTAAGCCCTAGCGCAGCAATCGCGCGACCCGTACAAATGCCCAGCATTTCACGTCCTGCGTTCTCAATCAGCACCACCTCACCGCGCAGCGGACGCGCTTGACGCATCGGCCCGAGATATTCGTCGACTGCTGGGCCAATGCCGCCCTGCGCCTCGATGTACATCAACGCGCTCTCCTCGTCGTGGTAGCGCGCGGCTAACGCTTCGGCGTGATGCGTGTCGTGCATTGCATCGTATACGCGCGCGACAAAGAGGCAGCAGTCATCAATGCTCCACGCAAACGCGCAGCCCTCGTGCGCTTCGATGGTTTGCCACATTCTTGCCAGCCAATCTTCGCGTTTCATTTTTTCGCTGGCTTGCCGCCAGTACCGCGACCGCTACCGTCGCTTCCAGGCAATCTGCCGCCATAAGTTGCATCTCGATTTCCCCACTGGGAAACAAAGCCGGGAATGGCGTAGGTCAGATCAAAAAATTGATCGTTCGGGAAGATTGTCTGCTGATCTTCATTCGTAAAACGCGCGATACGCGGTTCGCGGCGCAATCGATATTCGCAAGTCAGTTTGATATCTGCTACGCCTTTGGCGATATTCAGCGACATCTGATTCATGCGACCTTCCCAAACAACCTCCGGCGTGTCGATCAGAGTGCGATCCGTAGAATTTAAAAAGCCGAGATAGATTGTTACGTCGCGATTCTGATAGTTCTCGGTCATCGTCGTTGCGACCAATGATGAATCGACACCGGAGAGCGTGAGCGTGATAGATCGAGCAATAACCTCGATGCTCTCATCGACAAGATCGATGCCGCCGAATTGCCCGATGCCAAGGAATGTTTCTGACGATCCCTCAAGTGCGATATTTTCGCTAGCCTCGGTTTGCAGATTGTCGCCATCTTCCATTCGCAGCAGTGCTGAGAATGTCAGATCGCCGACACCATCATGCACGCGCACGATACCGGAACTGAAGTCCAGTTCCGCAAGCACGACCATTGCGACCGAGACTTTGGCGGCCTCCGCGGCATTGTCGCCGCTGACGATTCTGCTCACGCAATGTCCTCGACCAGCGAGATTTCAACGTCGCTGATGATGCCTGGACGAGTGCCCCACGCAATCCGCTCGTCGGCAATGATGAATCGCCCCATCGGATTACGGAAAATGACCGGCGTGTTATCAGCGGGCGCGGTGCGCAGTGTTGGCTCGAACATCAGATAGCCCTGTCCCGATCCGTTTGAATTAAGGTCAGCCGTCAGCCGCTTGAGTTCGCCGTTGATCTCGACCCAATCGCCCGCGAGTGCGAGGCCATTGGTCGAGGTCGGCAGACCGTCGATGTTGATAGCACCGCCGACTTGACTAGCACCATTGACTAACGCGCAGCGGGCGACCGAGGCGTAGGTCAGAAACTGGAAGTCGTTGGCCGCGCGTCCCGACGTATAGTCGTAAAACGAAACGTGAGACGATGTGCCCGACGCTGTGAAGGTTTCGACGTACTTGCCCGCATCGGTGCGGATAGTGCCCGAGAGCAGCCCAGATGCGCCCTGCGACGTGTCAGCCATAGCCGCCGCACGCACGTTGCCCTTGCCAGCGCCGAGCACGAATCGAACGGCATACGGGGCAGAGGTTACGGTGGTGAGGGCGGACTGGTAGGCGTAGCGGTCAGCAGCCACGCCGGTGCGAGTCAGCCGCAACCCGAAGTGCGAGTCAGCCGATAGCACCAACTCAGCATCGCTCGAGGCCCAGCCGGTCGTGCTGGTTACGGCTGCATTGTTGGTCAGCAATTCAGCATTGCTGAATGATCCCGCAAACGCGCCCGCCGGATCGGAGAGGTGCAGCCGGTTAGATCGACCGCGCAGCGCGGCAATGAGCGACAGCAGCCGCCGACGCTTGACAGCAGACTGCGCGCGAAACACTAGATGACACGACCAGCGATTGCCCGAGCGCGAATAGGTGCGCGTGGTGCCAGATAACGCGGAGGCAAACACCGCCGTATTATCCGACAGCGACCACTCAACTTCGGAGGCGACTAGATCCGGCGGTAGCACATAGTCGGTCATCGTCCCACCCCATAGCGTCGGTCGAGTTCCTCGAAAATGCGACGGTTGTTTTCTTGCAGGATGCCCGGCAGTGCCGCTTGCAAGTCAGCCGTCGCACCGCGCGCGTCGATATTGTACACGGGAGCCAGTGTCATTCCGCCCATCATTGCGCCATTCGACACGATGCCACCCGATGAGTTTGGGACAAACAACTCGGGGCCACGCTCGCCGACGATGTACGGACGGCCAGCAGATACCGGGCCACCTCTCGCACGTCCTTCGATTGATGCAATCGCAGTCTTTGCAAAGTTGGCAAAAAATCCTGTGCCGCCTGCAAACACACTAAAGAAAGCGACAAGCAGTTGCTGCGATATGATCTGCGCGAGCATCTGCCGAATCACATTGACGAACCCTCGTAGCATCCCGCGCAGTCCGTCTTGGAAGGGATCGAACAAGAAAGCCGCGAAAGATTGCTGCATTTGACGTGCGGCTTCTTCAGCAAACACAGTAAGTTGCGTTAATTTTTCTTTCGCGCCCGGTATGATTTCGCGCTTTCCAGTGACTTCTACTCCAGGCAAAATCTCGTCTATCTGCTCCTTCATTCGAGCAGTTGCGACTTCTTGGCTAATACGCCCAGATCGTAGTAATTTATCAATCGCTTGCTCAAACTCTACAAATTCAGCAAGTGTTTTTTCAGTAGACGTCATCGTCATTTGATTTAGACGATCAAGTTCTGCTGCGGCTTGTTTTATTTTTTCTAATCTTTTTTCTTCTTTCTCTGCTAACTCTTTCTCAAGTTCAAGTCGGCCATGAAGAATAGCAGAATAAGCCTTCGTTCTGTCATGTTCTGTTGCCATTGATTTATAAACGCGACCGCTTCTACCGCCTTCGCCTTTACCAAATTGAGATCGATCTATCGGCTGTGCAATTACACCAAGTTCTCGTCCAACTTTTGTTACTGCACGCACTGTCTCTGCTGCAAACTTTACAACCTCTGTGAATCCATTTATTAGTGTTGTGGTAAATGTATTCGCAGCAGAAACCAGAGCAGGGTCTTTTAATGCTTTACCAAGATTATCGAGTGCGCGTCGTCCTTCCTCTGTTTTTTTCGCAGCCTCGGTAATCTTGCCGAATGCACTAACGAGGATTGAACCAGTCAAGAGCCCAAACGCAAGATTTACCGCCTTCGCCGTCACCTTCGCAGTACGCTCAAGCGTTTTCATGCTTCGCATCGCCGAATTGATCGCCGCCTGTGTGCGATCAACTGCGGTGATTGTTACCTGTGCTTGCGCCATGCTCGCTCCTGGTCGTCCGCTTCCATTTTGCAAGCGGCGAGTAGGTGATAAAAGTCAGTTTCGGTCATGCTAAAAATTTGTTCTGGCAGGACGGATAGCCGCAACGACAGTGCATACACCGCGCGCAGATGTCCGTCCTCCATCATTTTTTTTCGGCATCCTCCACGCTTTGCGGCGTGTCGTTCATTGCAGAAACGATCTTGGCAATGACTTCTGGATCGTAATTGTTCAACAGTTCGATACGCTCGGCTTTGCTGAACACACGCTTGCCCTCGGCATCTCTGGCTCGCACGATAAGCGTTGTCGCCATCGCCTCGAGATCGAGTACCGTTGCATCGCCTTGTTGCTTTGCGAGCAGGAAGATTTCTCGCCGCTCGGCCAAGGTCATATCGGCCCAGTAGTAAATCGTGGTGTTCCACTCTGGAACCACGATTGGAATCAGAGTCTCCGGCGTGCGCCGGTCGGCAAACTGTGATTTTGCCTGCTCTTTCCAGTTCATAAGTCCTCGTTGTTAGGAAGCAGTACCCGTGCTCAAAGCACCGTTGCCGATGAAGTTAAAAGTGATCTCGGTGATCGCGCCACGCTGCACGTTGCGCGTGATTTCTGTCACCAGCGCGCTGCCGTAGTAATAGGCATCACCAGTCGATGCACCTTCGGGATACAGGTTCAGCGTGATGTTGGAGCCGGTCACAAAAGCCAACTGGCCGTTCGTGTCCGTCTCATCCCAAAACGCCGTGACGCTACCGTTCCACGACGTAATCGCAGTCGTGTTGTAGGTCTTTGCCGTATCCGAAAGCGTGGTGTCCTCGGCATATTCCGCCGTTGCCGTGAAAGAAAATCCGGTCACTTCGGCTACAGTGTTTGCGCCGATCTTGACCACTCCTTCTGAACCATGATGATTTGCCATTTAACTCTCCTCTCAAGAAATGATAGTTCCCGCATCAGTTTCCAATGTCCTATAGGACACCCGAAACTGCATCCTTGCCGATCCAATCGGCGCATCGCCGCTGAAGTCCAGCGATATCTGCGTATCGATTAACACGCAATCCTTCACCACTGCGCCGAGCGTATTGTCTGCACCAATAGCGTTCTCTACGCTTTCGCACAGTCTGTCGAGCCGATCATCGAGATAGTCCGCATCTCGCGTTACGCATTCAATGACTACATTCAATTCGCGATCAAACTTTCTAGGATACGTGAGCGTCGTCTGCGCGACGGTTTCGGTATTGGTGTATACCAGCGCCATCGAAACTGTATCGGCTGGGATCGGATAGACACGCGACTTACTTACCGTGTCGGCTACTGCCGCATCAGTCAGAATCGTGACGATGCTATCTCTGATCGTTTTGCGTGCGTGCGCCATTATGGATTGCTCGTCTCAAGTAGGATAAAGCCGCTGTTCTCTTGCAGCATATTCGTGCCGTCTTGCAGCAGCAGATTGTTTTCCTCTGGTGCCTCAAGTCCGGTCGTCACCTCAAGCGTGAGCACGGTAACTCCGGTGCCGTCTGCCTTGAAGTTGCGGACGATATACTTGTCACAATCAATAAAAAGCAGATCACCGAGTGCAGGCTCGCAGGGTAGCGCCGTCGTGGGGATCGTAAAGATCGGCACGCTGCTGCTGAATCCTACCTCCGCGACATCGACGATTTGGTAAAGGTTATCAAATATTCCGACGATGCTAAAGCGTGCGCCCTTGTTCTTATAGATTGCCGCCACGCCCCAGTCGGCTGCGGCAAACATCGAGCGTCTGTCAAAGTCGCTCTCGAAAGTCACGCGGGCGCGCTCAAGTCTGTAGCGGTCTCGAGCACCAGCACGGTCACGCCAGTGCCGTCCGGCTGTATCTCGCGCACCGTGTAAATGTTTTGCCCGTTGATGATCTTGTCGCCCTCTGCCGAATCTTTCGGCAGTGATGCGCTCGGGATCGTAAGCGTCATGCGCTCCGATGCGAACTCTGGCTCGGCTACTGCAACAGCCTGGTAAGGCGAGTCGAGAATACCGCGCACGTTAAACCGCGTCTTTCCGCGACGATAAGTAAGGTCGATTGCTGCGTCTGAAAAAAACGCACTGATTTCTGAATTGCTATAGACTGCCATATCGCACCGCCCACATTTCGCTCGATGCGGTTGGCCCAATCCGCGATACCTCGCCAGAGAACACCGACCTAAAGAGTCGATCCCACTCGTGATACGGTCTCGCAGAGGGGTGAAGGTTCACGCCGTCCCAGTACGTCGGATAGTCCGCCGCAGCGATCACTATCGTTCCACGGCATACGCGCTCAAGTTCTTTCAGCCCTGCGACAATATCCTGCTCGAGGATATGCTCGATCACGTCGATGCAAGTTACCACATCGAACGAATCATCGTCGAATGGCAATGCGGTAATCACCGCGTTCTGCACGCCGTTGACGCACAACTCTGGCACGGCTTCAGTGCCTACCGCATCAAATCCCATCTTGCGCGCGGCGGTCAGTAGTTCTCCGCGACCGCAACTGACATCGAGCATCGATCCAAAAAGCGCATCGAGCACAGAGACAACCGGAAAAAGCCGGTCGTCTGCCATGCAATAATGTGCATATTTCTTATAGACCTCGCGGTATTTCTCAATCTCTCTTTGGCGGGCGTCCACGTTTCTTTTCCGATGAGAATACTTCAGTCAGAAAGTCTTGATGAACATATAATACAGCCATCTGTCTGCCCACCAGCCATCTACCAAATCCCTCATCGACATCAACGACACGACCGCGCTCGAGGGTTTGACCGTTATAGAGTCTTGATCGGATCATTTCGACTTTCATAATCCTTGAAACACCTGTGTTAGACAACCGGATGCCACTCGAACCCGCTCAGGTTCTTTCATGTAATCACGAACCTTGACCCACGCTTGGATGTTTGACACGCCATCCTCGACGCGCAGATCGCCATTTTTGCTGTGCCAATATCTGCGACTCGTCATGTAGTTGTCGCAGCCGCAGATATAAATCTGCTCGAATCCAAGATACTCGGCAATCCATACGGCAGTGCCGCCGCTGAACCCAAAGTCTGGACAAATGCCAGACCAAATATCGCACGCATCCTTATGATGCGAAATCACCGGAGCGTGGCCTTGCAAGATCGGCCAGAGTTCCTTGTCTTGGTAAACGATGTAATCCAAATTAAGCAAGAGAGCGTGCTGGTTGACCCCAACCAACACGCCCTCTCGCAGTAGCAAAGGCCGCACAGCCTTGATGTCCTCCACCAAAGCAGGGCCGCCACCGAGAACAGCACAACGCTGTCTCAGATGACGACCCGCGTATGCGGCTAGATCGATCACTGATTAGGTCGTGACGATCTCGTTGCACTCGGCGAACGACTCGGGGTGACGCACCGCGAAGTCGCAGTCGTGGAACGCAACCACGCGAACCGTACCGGCATTGCTGCCGGTGTACTGGTCAACGAGGATGTCGATGCCCGACCACTGGCCGATCAGCAACTCGCTCCACACGCCGAAAATCATCGCCGACAGGTTGCTGCCCGAACCCTTCGTAAGGTTGGACGGAACCTGCTGCGACACGACAATCGGGTAGCCGTAGAGGTTGTTGACATCCGGGCCGAGGATGAAGTTGCCTTCCACGCCAGACGACTGCTTCGAGGTCGAGGCCAACTTGGCCTTCACCTGGCCGTTCGTCAAGAACGCCGCAGCGCCATTGAGCGCGTTATCGATATCGACTTCACGCACGAGGCTCGTCACCATCGCCCAAGTCGGCGCAGCACCGTTGGTGCCGAGCGTCACCGAGCCAATGCCCGAGGTGTTAAGCACGCCGGTCGGCTTGTTGGTGCCCGAACCGGCCACCGCAGCACCGTCCATCGCCACGGCAATCGAGGAAGCCAAGTCATTGCGGACGAGGTTCTCGATGTCGAGCGACGACTGAAGCATGAGCCGACGGCTGATGTCCACGTAGGCGCCGAGGGTCTTCGGCGACATCGTGACTTGATCAAACGCCGGAGCGTTGCTGCTCTCCGTCGGAGCGGTGTTCTCAGCAACCCAGTAGGCAGCAGAGGCAGCGGTCTTGCGTGGGATCGCAACGTTGCCGATCAGTCCCCTTAA